AACAATCCTCTCGTACGGCACAACCTTGCCATGGAGCTGACAGACTGCTACGTCTACTTGTTGAACCTAGCAGGCCTACTGAAGATCGATCTCGACGAGGCGTACAAGATCGTGCGCGCGAACAACGAGCAGCGCTTCATGAAGGAGCGTGCGTTGCGAGCGGAACGAGCGCAGATGGTAGCTGAAGTACGGGAGAGGGCGGCGCACGATGGCCGATGACGATTCCGTCCAGTTCCACGCAGAGCTGATCAATGACTACAGCGAGGCCTTCGACAAGCTCTGTCAGGAACGGCACGACAAGGGTCAAGCTGTGTACGGTGTCTTCACGTTCCTTGGCAACGATGTCATTCGTATGATGATGGAGGAGGTCGCCGACACTGCCAACTACTGCCGGTACCAGTTCATCAAGCTGATGTTCCTGCAGCACATGCTCGAGCAGGACCCGCAGTTGCAGACAGACGAGGACAACAATATCGCGATCGGCCTGAAGGCGTTCAAGGGTACTAAAGAAGGCTGGAGGAAGAATCTGTAATGAACGACAAGGATGCCTTCCGGCAGACGGATCACACGTTGCTGGACGGGCCCAAGCGGAAAGAAGGACCTGTAATGGAACCCGACAAGTTTGGAAAGGTCCTAGGCGCGATCTTCCTCGCAGGGCTTGTAGGAGTTGGCCTGAACGGCCTCGCCATGATCGTCTACCTCGCGTGGCAGTGGGTGTTGAAACGGTGATGAACTGGGCATACAAGCTGTTGCGCGATCAGAAAACCAAACCTGTTAAGACGCAGCTGTGGCAGGTCGCTATCTACGTTCCAATCGTTATTATCGATGGCACTGAGACCTCACGCATTCACGAGATGCTGAAGCTCTTGAACGACCATGGTTATGTAACGTACCGCGCTTGGGAGGTCAAGCAATGACATGGAGCTGCGCTAAGACGTACTACCCGACGTTTCCTTCATTCGGGAGTTGGAGCTACGCCAAGACCTACACTAAGACATGGTTGCGGTGGTGACTCTGATGCAAATCGCTCTCATCCCGCCGATCAGCTGGTTGTCAACGACGGAGATAACTCATTACCAGCTCATGTTGCCACACCTACTCAAGAGCAGGAAGTACAACGAGCACTACGAGCGTCTGTGCAGTGACAAGCAGCAGTACGTCATTATGGACAACGGCGAGGCCGAGGGTGAGAACACTCAGAGTGACGCGCAGCTCATTGGCCGCGCCCTGTACATGAAGGCGAATACAGTCGTCATTCCGGATGTGATGGGTGAGTCCGTCAAGACATTGAATCGGCTAGAGGAGTTCTTCGCGAGCATTTCCAATCTGGACAACGGAGCGTTCACTAGCAAGGACGTCTTTCGCAAGTTGAGATTCATGGCCGTTGTTCAGGCAAGGACACTTCCCGAAGCCCTTAATACAGCCGACCTGACAATGGAGATCGCAGGCGAAAAGATCCACACGCTAGCTCTCCCACGCCTGTTATCTGAGGCGACTCAGAATAGCGGAGCGCGCCTTCACTTAGCTGAGTACATCTCTCGCAACTACCCAGACGTTCAGATTCACTGCCTCGGCGCAGCACCCTCCTTCCCCCAAGAGATGAAGGCACTTGCCGAGCAAGGCATCGTAACTGGCATGGACACCTCGATGCCATTCTACTACGCATACTACGGCTTCAAGATGGACCAGCCTGAACCGATCGCACGTCCGTACGGCTACTTCCACAAGAAGGCGAAGGACTTCAACACAGACATCCTACACTACAACATTGGACTGTGCAGGAGGTGGGTCGGTGCCATTCCCTCCACTAGCCGCCTCGACGACTGAACCAGAGATACGCCGCAAGCATCCGGACGCTCTATGCGAACAGTGCCCGCTCTACACTGTTGGACGTTTCGTCCCGAGCGCTGGTCCCGAAAAGGCTAGTATCGCCTTTGTGGGTGAGGCCCCTGGCAAGCACGAAGCGCAACAAGGCATTCCCTTTACGGGTACGTCAGGTAAGCTCCTCAACGTTGTCATGAACCACCATGGGATCAAGAGAGAAGAGGTGTTCCTATCCAATGCTTGCCTCTGTCGTCCACCGGATAATGCGACCCCTGCTAAGTCGGCTATCCTGGCATGCCGTCCACGACTTCTCCGGGAGCTCCAAGATCGTGGAGTGGAAACGGTCGTGGCCCTCGGAAACTCCGCCACGGAATCTATTCTTGGTCAAAGCGGAGTCACAAAGTTACGAGTCGGGCCGGGTAGGGAAAGTAAGTATCTACCTGGAGTTAGAACCATCCCAACGCTCCATCCCGCTGCGGCTCTTCGACAGGCTGATCTCTTCCCTCATATCGTTACGGACGTCGGAAAGGTTGTAAACCCAAGTGCCGTATGGACTGAGCCTACGTACATCGTCGTTGACACTGTGGATAAAGCCCTCCGGGCCATCAGCGAGCTGGAAGTCCGAGAAGGGCCAATTGTCGTTGACATTGAGGTCGATATTGAAAAGGACACCGGTTTCGACCACCCAAACCACTACGGTATGCTCTGTGTTGGAGTTGCTTACGCACACAACAGAGCGGTGGTATTTTCTGAAGGTGTCATGGGCTCGGAAAAGGTTCGAGTTCGACTTGGCCAGCTATTCCGAGCCAAACGACTTATTGGACAGAATCTCAAGTTTGACCTTGCTGGACTCTATCCAATCCTTGGAGCGCTTCGAGGCTGGTTCGACACCATGCTCGCCAGCTATTGTTTCGATGAACGACCCGGAATCCACGCCCTCGAGTTCCAGTCCGTCGAATACCTCGGATCCCCAAGCTGGAAGCACGCCCTCGACAAGTACGGAGCCAAGCAAAACGGATACGGAGTAGTTCCTCGGCCAGTCCTGTACAAGTACAACGCCTACGACGTCTGCAATACGTACAGCCTGTGGGAGATGTATGAGAAGAAGTTCGAGTCCGAGCCCAAGCTACGAGAGCTGCACGACTTCCTCGTAGACAAAGGCAACGAGATCATGTACCTCGAGCTCAACGGCATCGCTGTCGATCGGAATCATCTTAACGTCCTGACGGACGAGTTCTCGATGCAGCTCGATGGTCTGGAGGAGGAGCTTAACAATATCATTGGCTACGAGATCAACCCACGTAGCCCGCAGCAGGTGCAAAAGTACTTCGCCTGCAAGAGGATCACTACACCGTCAACCGACGTGGATCACTGCAACCTTATTCTGGAGCAGGTGCGTAAGTATGAGGACGCTAACGCTAGAGAAGTTGAGCAGTTCGTTGTCAAGCTACTCGAACACCGTAGTGTACAGAAGTCGTTCGGGACATATGTTAAAGGCATCCGTAAGCGTATGTACCGGGGAAGAGTGTACCCCATCATCCTACTACATGGCACTACTACAGGACGACCTTCTTGTAGGAACCCTAACCTGTTCAACATCCCACGAGCATCACGCATTCGCGACCTCTTTGTTCCGGCTAAGTCGGAACATGTATTCGTTCAGACCGACTATAGTCAAGCTGAGCTGCGGGTGCTGTCTTGGCTTGCAGGGGATCAGTACTTCCGAGACATCTTCAATGCAGGAGACCGAGATGTCTTTGACGAACTTACTCCGATCCTATATCCGCATGTCGACCCGAATCTTAAGTACACGAACCCGGCGGCGTGGAAAGAGTATCGGATCCGTGTAAAGGCGTTTGTGTACGGTCTTGGCTACGGGCGTACAGAGTTCTCGATCGCTGAGGAATTCAAGATCTCTCTGGCAGGGGCGCAGACGCTAAAGCGGAACTTCTTCGAAGTCATCCCGGAGATTGTAGAGTACCAGAGCCAGGTCAAGTACGATATCCTCTCAGGGAAGACGCTCGAGACACCCTTCGGTAGACGTCGCCGGTTCCCACTTATTACCAAAGAGAACAAGCTCGATATCTTCCGAGAGGGTCTTGCCTTCCGGCCTCAGAGCATCTCCTCTGACCTTTGCATGACAGCGATGGCGTGGTCAAGGCGTGAACTTCGAGGCAAGGGCTGGATTAGGAACTTCGTGTACGACTCCATTCTCGCCGAGTGCCATGAGGACGATGCTGAAGAGGTCTCAGAGATCCTGAACAGGAACATGTTGAAGGCACCACCTGAAGTCGTTGGTGACTACGTCAAGTTTGCAACAGAAACCAAAGTCGGAAGAAGCTGGGGCACTGTCTAATGAAGCTAATGGCATTACTACCGGGTGATAAGGTAGAGTTACCAGGAACCAGTAGGTGGGCAATCTATGTAGGACGTGTAATACCTCACCCGATCTACCCCACGCTAGCACTGGTCATCTGGCGTCTCGACGACGGTACGTGGAGCCACGACGCCCTCGACCCGCAGCAGGACGTAGGCAACGTGACAACACGAAGCAATGACAAGCGTCAAGCCAACCTGCGCTGGGCATTCTTCAACCAAAAGGAAGTAGCACAATGACTCTTTTTCACGTTACAGACAGAGGAGAAGGCAAGACTGAGGCCCTCGTCAACTGGGTCAAGCTAGGTGTATCCGAAAATGGGTTCCCTCATTGGTCAAGGGTTATTGTCACTCACAATGAACACGAGGCAGAGCGTCTACGCAAGCAGTACAACCTTACCAAGAACCAAGTCTGGGCTTGGGATTACTGGGTAGCACGTGGAAGAGGAAGAGGAAGTAACTCGCATCTTCAGGTTGCAGTCGACAACGTCGACATAATCTTGCAGGGGCTACTACATGCTTACCCAGTTATCGTTACGGCGACGGGAGAGAAGTATGAAGGACCTACTTCCGCTTAGGGACATCGCAGAGCTGCTTGATCCGCCTGTTTCGCACAGACAGGTTACTGAATGGGCACGACGTAGAAAGTCGACAGGATTTCCAGAACCTGCCGAGGCTTTCGGGCGCTATTTGATATACGACCTTGAAGCTGTACAGCACTGGTACACTATGTGGCTTCGAGTCACGTCAAGGTTAGGGAGGAACGACTTGAATGGCTAGAGGCAAAGCATCTAAGGTCGGCGACCAGCGCGTCGCGAAGAACGGATACCACTATACACGTACGGTAGAAGGCTGGCGCCTAACGCACCATATCATCGCTGAAGATACTCTCAAGCGCCCCCTCAAACCAGACGAGATGGTACGCTTCAAGGACGGCAAGAGGTGGAATCTGAATCCTGACAACATCATCATAATCCAGAAAGGTAACGGAGCACTAAACAGGCGGAGAGCTCAGATAGAAGCCCAGATCCAGGGACTCCAAGCTGAACTAGCCGATATCGAAGAAGCAGTCGGTAAGTAGGTCATCACTGCTCCGTGTTCTTTAGGTTGAAAAAAGAGTCTAAGGACTGTCTAACTAAGTCTCTTATGGGTCTAACTAGATTTTATGCTAGTTGTGTAGAGTTAGGTAGGTAAAGAGACTTCCTATTAGACGAGTCTAATACGAGTCTAACCTAGCAGAGCAGGTTAAGAGAACCACAGGGAGAAACCGTGTCGTATACGATGATACTGAAGCTGGGAGACATTTCCAACCGAATGGGGACCGGTCCAGACTTTGTTAGGAGCGTTGAAGTAGAGACTCGTTGTCTTACTAGACAGGACGCCCACAGAGCTTTAGACCAGGTCCTCGATTTGGCTGGTGTAACCGAAGGTGGTCCGTACTGTGCCTACGGTGGCAGCGAGCCTGGTCACCCAATGGATGCAAACGCTAAGGTGAAAGCCTGATGGGCTACCGCATCTTGTGGTTCGACCCAGGGGAGACTTCCGGCTGGGGCATGTGCGACGACGGCATCAAGTTCGAGTGCGGCCAGCTTGGTCCAGAGCCGCATCACTTAGAGATGTACGAGCTTATCAAGAGCAAGTACGTCGGCCGTATCACAATCTTCATCCTCGGCTCTGAGTCCTTCGAGTGGCGCTTCGATCCAGGCCGCTCAGGCCTCGAGCTTGTGTCCAAAGAGTACATAGGCGTGTGTGAGCTCTGGAGCCAGCAGTACGGAGTTACACTCAAACAACAGACCGCTTCTATCGGCAAAGTTGGTCTACCCAAGAGCTTTGTGAAGCGGGCAAACCTCGTGCGGCTCGGCCTGTGGATCCCTGGTAGAGAAAACCGGCACGCCATGGACACGTACGGCCACATACTGCAGTACATCATCATTCACAAGTTGGAAGGTTACTTGGACCTTCTCAAGAAGGGATGGAAAGACGATGCCTGAACACGCTGACTTCTCAGAGCTTGCCAGTTCGGACACGAACCTCGCAGAGCTGAAACGTCTGCTCGAGGGATGGAAGTGCTATGGAAGCCCGACGATCTGTAGAGTTCAGTGCCAGGGCGACGAGCTCTCCGACACATTAGCTCACGCATACACAGCAGTGACGAAGGAAATCGAAGAGCGCGCGAAGGTACCGAAGCCGTCGCCGAGTGCGTGGCGTCCAGGACCGTGGGAGTAGTATGATGTTCAGCCAGCTTAAGAAATGGTGGCACGAAAGTATGAAGACTTGTGAGCCTCCTGACGAGCCTCGGAGCTCACTGCAAAGATGGACTTGTCCTCAATGTGGGCGGAAGTGGCACGTCGAGTGGAGCGAGGACATAACCGACCTTGCGGGATGGACAGTCGATGCAGGCTCGTACGTCTGGGTGCCTAACCGATAAGCGACACCCCCTAGCCTGAGGGACCTGCTCGCCGCATGACGCGGTTGGAAACAGGAAGCTAGGGGGTGCCTGTCTGTGTTCTACGGTCGTAGCCTTCCCATCAGCACGAGGATGATCAGGACCAGAAGCTCGAGTACCACGAACCAGTAGAAGGCCTGTGTGGTCATTGTCATTTCGTACTCCTATTTGGTCTTGGGTGATGTAGCCTGCTCGATCTTGGGTGTAACTGTTTTCTTCCACAAGCCTTCGTACGTAGCGAGTGATGAGATAAGCACAAGTAGAACCGACGACGTAATTGTCTTGCCATGGAACTGATCGTTGAAGTAAGCATTGACCGTTCCTGTAGCGGCACAGAATACCAAGGTCACTACTGCTCTCTGCCAGGGTTGCCACTTTGGCTGCTGCACGACAGCGATCACAAGAGGTGCAAGCGCACCTACAAGAACCGCCCATATCTCTAAGTTCGTCATTTCATTCACCTCCTTAGGTGCTAGGCACCCATACTCTCGGTTACGCAGAGCCTAGCCTCTCCCGTTCCTGCTGTCCTTCTAATCTGGACACCCAAGTTCATGCTCTGTCCGTATGTGCTAGACAAGACTAGTGCTGGGGGAAGGATGTCGCTATACGTAGTAGTATTCCACGTAGCGCTCCACGCACTTCCGAAGTACACATTCAAAGGGTTGCCTGTGTCCTCGTCTACTACCTGTACCTCACCCGTCGTATCTGCGTTAGTCACATATACCTTGAACTTGAACAAAGCTGCTGCGTTCTGCCGTGCACCATTGTACTTGAACACCGTTGCAAACGTAGCCGAAGTGGTTAGACGCTCCCAGCCGTGCAGGCCATAGATCGGCGCGACTTGTCCGCTTCCAGCTGTAGCAGCCGGCCTCATTGGCAATTCGAACCAAGGTCTCTCAATCCCAGGAGTGAACGTCCCCTCCTGGAAGATCAGGTTCAAGAACCTATCATAGAGGCGTACGCGCTGCGATTCAGGAACGTCGTTGTAGAAGTCCCGCCTAAACCCGAATACCTGAACGCCCGACTCACGAAACATCTCTACGATGGCATCACCGAACTGGTCGTACCCACAGTGGAAGATAATCTGGTTGGTAGTCTTTGAACGAAAGATTAGTTCGCCACCGTTTACTTCGAGGATACCGTTCGTACCGATCTTGAACGTACCACTAGAGTCGATAGAAGTGGTGTTCGCATTGCTTCGGCGCTCTAGGCTCTCGACACGCTTCTCAAGCTTCTTGATGTAGGTGATGATATCTTCAGGTGTGTTATACCTGTTATCAGGCACTGTCATCACCAACCAGAATAAGCTTCAGGGATTCCTTCTCATCGGACGATGCTGGCTGGAGCTCCCAACCAATAACGCGTACGAGACCTAGGAATGGCGCGGTTGGGAACCTACCTTCGTCCTCAATGTACACGATCGCCTGATCACCAAGGCTCCAGGATCCTACGATAGGATCCTGTGCAGGGTCTGTCTGGATAGTTATAGACGTAACAGGCACGCGTTTAGAATTACCGTACGCCTTCGTCTGCGAGTCCAATGTCGCTTGGATAGAGACATCCTTGTTTGTGTACACGTCCTGAAGAAGAGGGTAAGTCCCAAGGGTTACGAGGTCAGCCTGAGTGTATGACGACTGCAGCATGGCCAGGCCTTCGCCAGATCCAATCCCCCAAACCTTTACAGCACCCGCCGATGCGTTCTCCGTAAACCAGTAGTCGGTGATGCTACCTGGGTAATCGAACCTGAGCCCTGTGGTCCCCGAGCCCGCACCAATAGTAGGGTTCCCGACTACGACTATGTTCTGAGTCACACCGGCAGCATCGAGGACAGGGTCAATCATGTAGTCGAAGCCGATGTCAAACCCAAGCATGTAGTCAATCATGTCACCGTAGCTCTGCTTTTCATGCTGGAAGAAATTGACCGTACGACTCTGCTGTACGTCGAAGGTGCCAGGCAACGTCCAACCAGCACTTTGCAGTGCTACAGACTGCATGTTGGTGATGATGTCCAGGAGAATGTTCCTCTGCTCCACGTTCACGTAGATGAGGTCCTGAGTTGGCCAGAACTTGCTTGGCCACGATTCCCAGGTCTGCCCTGTCATTGAGAGTGCCTTACCCCGGGCCTGGTACGTTCTCGTCCAAACAGGTCCACCCCAAAGTAGGTGACCGTCACGCATTGCGTAGAAAGCAGTCCTTCCAGGAATGGTAGAGTCCAGGACGTCTGCGTTGCTATACCCAGCTTGGTTCATACCAACAGTTGCTGTCATGTTGCCAGCCTTGTTGACCTGACGCGTAAGCGACACGCCATAGCAAGGAAGTTCAGCGACCACCTTATTGCTGAGAACGTCAACGAAGAGGTACCTGTAGTCTGTCACGAGAGCGGTGCCAACCATTCAGCCTCGAGGAAGTTGGACTTGTCATAACCAATACCGGCCGCAGCTGGCCCCAATGCAGTAGCTGCAGTGTGGAAGACCTTATTATAGAACGTGTCAGCTACGTTGCAGGGTAGCGTGATCGAGACTACACGGTCAGCCGTTAGGCCGTTTGTCGCTGGAAGGTCATCACCGTTCCTGACAAGCTCGGTGGTGTTATTCTTAACGATACCACAGGCGCGGTAGGTACCGCTAGAACTCCACGTGAACGCGATGCCGGCAGTGACACGATAGATACCCGCCGTGTTGATAATAAGCCAATCGCTCGCATCAACGAACATGCTGTCCGTATCGTATTGCACGCCTGCAGCAGCAAACGGCAGCTTTGTAGGTGTCGAAGCAGGGATGCTGAACGAAGTTGTTTCAACTCGACACATAGGCTTGCGCGTCTTGGCAGAACCTCCTGTAGTGCCAAACGCCTTAACATGGCCTGTCGTGTCGATCGCAGCGAGCAGAACACCTGCCGAGTCGTACCACTGAAACACGTCCGAGCTGCTGACCAGCTGGTACCTCGACTGGTACATCCGTGCAGGGGTCGCTATGTTAGTGATGTTAGCGTTTGTGATGCTAGTAACAGCAGCTCCGACAGCAATCTGCGCTAGCGTCAAAGCGTTGTTGCCGGGTGCCGGGGCTACAGGGGACCCAGCCGGAGTACCTGCAACGGCTACAATCTCCCAGAAGTTGTTCGTGCCGGAGTACGCCTGGTCCTGAACGCGCGCGACGATAAGGTCGATACGGGGGAGCGTAGCGTGCGCCGCAGTGATAGTGACATTGATTGATGCATCGTTCATGCCCAGGTACGTACCCTGGTTGGCGCTCTCTGAACCCTGCATGATCGCGACACCAGCAGCTACCGCGACAGTCATGTTAGGAGTGCCTTGAGCAGCAACGAGCAAGTCACCAACGGACCCTATACCACTGAAACGCCACAGCTCCTTGATGAACTGACGATCACCCTGTGCGGAGTGATCAGTACGGTTCTGCATATCCAGCGGAGGGTTCAAAAGTGTCATAGCATGCTCCTACTCGTATGCGTCTCGCCAAGTTACTGTCAGTAGTGCACTCGCGTCATAGGCGTCAGCCGTAAAGCGAACGTAGTTGCTACCTGGAAGGAGTGACCACCACCTAGACAATGGATCGAGCCACAAACGCCTATTCGCCGTACCGTTTAGGATCACGGTCCTATTCTTAGTCGATATAGTAAGCGTATCGGTACTTGACAGTGTTGCATTGAACTTAAGGTACGCGGTACTTACTGTATCGAACGTATCGTTGGTGAGCTTAGGATTAGTTGCAGGCCCTTGAATGACAAGGTTTGGAAACGTTTCCTTGTTACCTGCATTCAGGAAGTTGCCTGAGCCACCACCCGAAGTACCTCCGCCGTACGTCCTGTTGTATGCACGGTTGTATCCGTATCCAGTTTGTGTGAGAATCGTAAGGCCCAGCTGGCCGGAATGCTCTACGAACGAGTAGAACGATGGATCCTCACACCTCAGCTGGAATTGTACCTCCGTCTTACCTACACGACGGACCTCGCCCCAGTCGTACTTCATACCTAGGCTGCGGCCAAAGAGGACACGATCGGCAATGCCTGGCGCCTTGAAGACGAAGGGTGCACTCCCACCAGTGCCGTCTCGTCCCTCACGATAAGGTCGCCAGTTCTGTCTCAGAGTGTCGAGGTAGTCCTCATCACCGTATATGATTCCTTCAAGGACGACCGTACGCATGTCTACGAAGCCCGTGTCCATAAATCCACCGTCGCCACCTTCTCGCGAGCGGTCCGTAACTCGGAACTCTGGGTGGTCTAGCCCCGACACCTTCTGGATATCGACAAAGGGCAAGCCAGGAGCGAACTCAGCGTTCAAGATAACGCCGTTATTGTACTGGAACGTGAAATCCTCAGCCACTAGTCAACCCTCCATCCCTAGTCGACACGGCGAGCGAGCTCCCAACCAAGATCCGCGGCATGCTTGCGCGGGTCGATCTCCTGCGTATAGATCTGAATGTTCTGAGTAATCGTACGCCCAGCGTTAGCTGTACCACTACGAATAGCTTCAGCAGGACCGCTTGGCACAACCATCTCGCCTCGATGTAGGCCTGCGATCTGGTCGTACGGGATATTCCAAGCACCCGACGCGTACCAGTGATGCCCCTGCCAGAAGTCCCAGGCGCGAATCGGATCACCGTACGTCTTGAGGATGTACTTCAAACCAGCAGCGATCTGTCCTGCCGGGTCACTGGTCTTGGCAGCACCAACCAAGCCCCAGGTACTGTTAAGGAACTGCGCGATACCATAGGCAGTCGATATAGGGTTCTGGACCGTGTTACTCCAATTGGACTCGTGCTGCCACAAGGTGTAGAGCGCATCCCACTGTGCTCCGACCCAGCCGTATGCCGCCGCCATGATCTTGCCGAGCGCGGCGTTCTGACCGATGTTCGCTCCGGCACCGGATATTACACCACTGACAGCTGGCCACCCGACGTTCTTGATCCAACCGTATGTAGCGGCCACTGCTTCCTTGGTCTTGCCACCGATACTCTTGACGAAGTCCCACGCAGCCCCAGCACCGGATTTCAAGCCGTTGAGGAAACCTTCCATGAGCGCTAAGCCAGCAGGCTTCAGGAGCTGTCGGTCCAACGAGACTGGACCCTTGTGGTCCTTGATCCACGTACCGATAGTGCCGACCCAGGTAGTGACTGCTTTCCACTTCTCGGTGAGTCCATCCCAGAAGCCCTGCAGGACGTCAAGGCCCTTCTGCTTCAACCAGGCGAGACTATTCCCAATCCAGGAAAGTGCAGAGGCCTTGCGACCACCGATCCATGTAGCGACAGCCGTCCACTTCTCGCTCATACCGGACACGAAGCCGTTAAAGGCGTCACGGCCCTTCTGCTTCAGCCATGATAGGGCGTCCCCGATCCAGGCTAGCGTAGACTTCTTACGATCGCCAAGCCACCGACCGACATCTGACCATTTCGCAGACATACCAGACATAGCACCTGTGAGGACATCTTTACCCTTCTGGACAAGCCAGTCCTTCGCCTTGTCGAAAGGTGCCTTGATCTTCTTAACAATGTCCACCACTGCTCTACTAACGTCTGCTGCCTTCTTACCGATAGCTACTGCCATTGCTACGACGTGCTTCGGAGCCCAGGTTACAAGGTAGACGAACCACCTCAGGATCGCCTTGACCATTTCAGGGACGATCGAGCCACCAACGAGCTTCTTGTACAACCACACGAAGGCATGGACGACGCCCTTCACGTAGCCTTCGATACCACGAATGATGATCCAGAAACCGCCCTTGACAATGTTCCATAGAGCGTTGAAGAAGTTGTAAACAATTGCCTTGATACCCTCCCAGGCAAGAGCCCAGTCGCCTGTGAAGACACCTACAATGACCTGGATTAAACCCTTAAGGATACCAATGATGTTACCAATTACTCTGCCGATTGTCTGGAGTAGTGGCGGCAAAACGGCCGCAATAATAGACGCGAGTACCTTGAAAGCTGTTACGAGTATGAGTACAAAGACTCGGAATACCTGTCCCGCGACCTTAACGGCCTTCCGCATATCGCGAAGCTCGTCCATCAAGCGTCTGCCGATCCACTCCATTAGATCACCGAGGTAATGAAGCTTTCCGCCTGACCAGTTAACGAATGTACTTAGCTCTTGCTTGACCTCTGTAGCCCACTTCTTAATAGCTACCCAGACCATACGCATGCCGTCAATAAAGTCTGTAAGTGCAGGCTTAATCTCAGCCCACATCTCTTTAGCGCCCTTAACAATAGCATCCCAGATCTGCCTGAACGGAGGCCCAAGAGCCGTCCAGACTTCCTTACCGAGATTCTTAAAGTATCCGCCAATCTCTACGATCCATCCGACGATCTCCATGAAGGGCTTACCGACTTCGCCCCAGATGGCCTTACCTATATCAGCGAACACCCTACCAACCGCTGCACCGAAGTCCCTGATGTGTCCGAGGACCTCCATGACCTTTGCAGACACGATGCCGAAGATACGGACAGCATCGCCCCAGACCTTCTTCATGAAGGCCCAGATCTGCTTGTGGTACTTGATGATAAGATAAATGCCAGCACCTATCAGGGCAAGAGCTGCTACCACTATCAGAACAACAACACCAACAGTGGCGAGCGAAACGCCTGCCAAGGTCATAGCAGCAACGAACATCAAGATCACACCTGCAACTGTTAGCACACCACCAACAAGGATAGCTAGAGTAGCAGCCAGTGCAGCGAACTTGACGATCATCTCACGCGTGTGTGGACTAAGCTTCTGGAACCACTGCATCGCCTTGATAACTGCACCCGTCAGCTTCAACCAAGTAGGAAGTAAGGCGTCGCCAACGATGGTCTTCAGGATCTTAAAGTTGTTCGACAGCAACATAGCCTGCGACTGAGGCTGCTTGAACATGATGTCGTAGGCTTCCTTCATTGCCCCCTTGCTATGCTTCATCTGGCCAGTGTACTTGATGAGCTCCGCGTAGTTCTTAATGGCAATATCGTAGAACCGCCGAGCCTGGATAGTACCGCCAGCACCTTTGAACAACTCCTGCAAGGCCTCTGCGCGCTCGGGCCCGGTCATGTCCTTGAGCTTCTTGCCAAGCTCAGCCACCACGCCTGAAATAGGCCTGAACTCTCCGTGGATATCTCTGACCTTGATACCCATCTCCTCAAGCCGCTGAACCACCTTCGGGTTGGAGAAGGCGTCAAGAGCACGAGCGGCAGACGCTGACGCCATAGCGGTAGACAAGCCGTTCCTAGTTAGGAAGGCCATCATACCGGCCAAGTCTTCGAAGCTTTGACCTGCTCTCACCGTAGACGGGATAGCACGACCGATCGTTCGGTTGAACATTGTATAAGTGCCAACGCCCTTGCGCACCAGCTGGAACATCACGTCTGCCACTTTCGTAGCATCAGTCACAGGTAGGTGGAAGGCATTCAGTACAGCTATAGTGCCCCTGCCAGCCTCAGCCAGAGACTCCTGACCGGCGACAGACTCCCTTGCGAAGGTGTGCAGCAGTGCCTTCGCTTGTGGGAGGTTAACATCGATGGACGAGAAGATGTCGTACAGGGACTGTTGGATATGATCGAACTCTGTCGGCACAACGCTACCGACTTCACGCCCGATTTCCTTTAACTGGTCGATACTGACAACGACCTTGTCAGTCTGAGTCTTGGTGTAAGCAGCCTGCCGCGTGTACTCAATCGCCGAGTCGACAGCTGTCTTGAAGAACGCGGCACCTGCCGCACCCGCTGCTGCCAGACCAATACCGATCGAGGAGAGAGCCTGGCCATGCATCTGCATCGACTGAGCAGCTCGAAGTGTATCCTTGTTAATGCCTTTGAGGTTACCAGCAAAGTGCCGGAGGGTACGGCTAGCTTCATCCCTGGCACGGAGAATGAGGAACACTTCACGAGTGCTCAGGCCCACCGTACCCTCCTCTCATTGACGTGGCATCCTAGGTACCTTGGGCTTGTCGCGATCTGCCTTCTCCTCAAAGGCATCGAGAGCGGCCCTAACGCCCATCATGATATAGCCGTCCTGTTCAAGAACTCCGCCGGGTCCGGGTAGACATTGTAACTGGCTACACACGCGTGCTAGGTCGATGAAGAACGACGTCTCGTCATCAGGTGGACGACTCATCACCACGCTCGCACGGATCCGGTCCCTTATTCCCCCTCTTCCTCCTCGAAGTCGTTCAGGTCTCTGATCAGCTCCTCGATCTCCTGTCCTACCTTCGGGTCAAGCTTGTTGAAGTCAGAAGCCTTGGTGAGGTCTAGCTTCCTACCGTCCTCATCCTCCAGATTATGATCGACGACGCAGTGCTGGAACTCGAACTCCGTGATCTTGACATTCGCCATGGCGAGCTCGCCACGGATGTCCTTACCCTTACCCCTGCCGCCCGCCTCGATCTCGAACTTAGTAAACATTCGTCGCTGCATAATCTGACCAAAGGACAAACGACGCAGCTGCACCCAACCCTCCTCGAGCGTCTTGAGAGGTAGCTTGTCGCCTGGCTCGATGTTAACTGTTGCTCTTGGTGACATTAGATTACTCCCTCAGTAACCAGTGATCTTGCCTGTTAGATAGGAATGTCTTCCTGAGTCTTCACGATGATCTGGTACGACTTACCTGTACCGTCAACGACACCGTTATACTTCACTGCGCCACGAATCAGGTCACCCTGACCACTCAGGCCCAGCTCGTAGGTGTCGACGATCGCCGCAGGCGTGTCAATCTGGATGGAGTTGTTGACGCCACGAATAGCCTTCATCGAGACGCTCTTCGATGTCAACGTCTTGAAGGCATCATACTCAGTCCTAGCCTCGAAGTCACGCTCGACCGATAGCGTCGTCGAACGCTCACCGAAGGCGACGAACTGGGCACCCTGGCCAGTGTTCTTCAGACGGAACTGGGGC